AAGTATAAAGGACAAGGAAGATAATGGCAGACAAGAAATTTAAAACCAAGGTCAATGGCAAGACAGTCAGCTTTGGTGCTAAAGGCTACTCCATTGCTCCTGGCACACCTAAAGGTGACAACTATTGTGCAAGGTCTTCCGGCATTAAGAAGTGCGCAAAGCCACCATGTGCCAATGACTTGAGCCGCAAGGCTTGGGGCTGTGTTGGCAAAAAGTCGGTTAAAAGTGCAGCTAAAAAATTCACTCGCATCAAGTAACTTTACGGCATGCAATTTCCGCTCAAGCACTTTAAATTATCAGAGTTTGACTCACCTGATGCTCCCGGTTCAGGGGCTAAGATGCAGCCTAAATTTATTCAGATGCTTGACAATGCCAGAGCCATTGCAGGAGTTCCATTTAAGATTAATTCAGGCTACCGAACAGAGGCTCATAATGCTAAAGTCAAGGGAGTAAAATCAAGTAGCCATTGTCAGGGATGGGCAGCAGACATACATTGCACAGATGGCGATAAGCGATTTGTGATAATTGATAGCCTGCTGAAGTCCGGTATCAATAGGATAGGAGTGAGCAGCACATTCATTCATGCCGACTGCGATCCCACCAAGCCTGCAAAGGTCATCTGGACTTATTAATATTATGACTCACGAATTAAGGGAGGAGCTAGTTAAATTTATTTATGATACTCCTGCCTACGGAGCAATCATACTGACTAAAATGGCTAACCCAGAGCCGCACTTTTATAACCCAGGAGAAGAATGGCTATACCATCACGGATGGTCAATCATTCTGCTGTATCGGCTCTACCGGATGACAATCGACATGCACAAGGGCATGCTGGAAACGGTGCTGTATTATGATGACAGTCAGAAGCTGGTAGACATGAATGGCTACCAAAAGCTATTTCAGAAATTTAAAAATTTATTTAGATGAAAATATCAAAGGAGTTCGCAGTTATTCTTGCAGTGGTTGTCATCTACATCGGAGGTGATGTTTATGTTACTAATGTAAACCACAAGAAGATTGACAATCTGATAGCCATGAATCAAAAGAGGCTGACCAATTCTAACATCAGGCAGAATCGGATGATTGAATCTGTTGATAGTATGAAAATCCAAATAAAAGGCCTAGGTAAGTCAGTCATTTATCTCGATTCATGCCAGCAGAACAAGACAATAAAGCAGGACAGGGCAGAGAGAAGGGGCAAGTTCGTGGGAGGGCTGCTGAAAAGCCTTATTCCCGGCATGTGAGCCATGCTCTATTCAGTAAACGCATGCAGGTCTATGCCTACACCTGCACCTCTATTGTGCTTGTTGGCTTGCTTGCTGGAGTCGGTTGGCTCTATAAAATCCAAAAAGTAGAGCAATCAGACTCTGTCCTGATGTTTATTTTGGGGCAAGTTCTTAGTGCATGGGTTGCCCTCACCAATAAGATTTTTCGCATTACTGCACCCAACATTGGAAGTGCCGATAATCCTTAACTTTGTAAAATGAATTGCCTTGAAGATTACATTGGACTAAAAGGATGCACAGCTGATGCACCTCTATCCGGCCTTTACATAAACGATTATCCGGGCATGAGTTCGGAGCTGCTCGATAAGATTGCAACTCCTGAGCAAGTGTCTTATGTAGGTATGTGGAACTCAGCTCAGGCTGTGAGCTATGTGAGAATCAAGAGAGACATTCAGTCTGCCTTATTCACATCAGCAGAGGCTCAGCTTGATCAGGTGCTATTTCAGACAAGCAAGAACTTCGTGCAGCAATGGCAGCAGATTACAACTGTTCCAGCAGAGGCAATTCTTAAAGGTGCATTCGTAAGCGTTCAGGGCAGTAAGTATTTATCCCTGAGAGTAAAGCAGATTTATGTTTACAATGCCGGGCCAGCTGTTGCTGCAGTGCCTTGGTATATCTTCCAGACTCAGGATGGCAAAGTCTTAGATCAAGGAACTGCCGACCTGGTTGAGGGCATGAACTATCTGCCTGTGAATAATGAGTTCTATTCGGACTTCGATAAAATCAATATCATGGTGGCTATGGATTGCACAAACCTGCCCACCACTTCAGGCTTCTTTATTGACTGGGGATGGAATCAGATGGACTTAGAATGTGCCACCAGATTCACTTACCTATGGCGCAATGGTTGGAGCGTCTTTCCGGTTACTGCTCCACTAGGCTATGGCTTTGGAGACTCATGGACTCAAGACAACAGTCAGTCAGGCATCTACATAGATGCCCAGCTATTGTGCAGCCTTGATAGCTTTATCTGTCAACAGAAGGAGTTTCTTCTGGATGCCTGGGCAAATCTGCTGTGCTACCAGATACTTTGGCAGAAGGTAGCCTCATCTAGGGCTAACTACTTCGCCCAAAGCAATCGTGAGTTCACCGAAAGAGCAATGGCTACCTTCTTAGATGGCTATCAGCAGTCGTTGGCTATCTGGGCAAGGCAGTTAAACCTAAGAGGTGAAGGCCTATGCTTTAATTGTGACAATGCAGGATTGATTCAGCAGGGCTTTGTCAGGCCTTAGTCTTTTTCTCATTTACAAAGGCCATAATAAAATTGCCTAAGTAAAGTGCCTGATTTTTATTTAGGCTTATACTTATGTAATTGTCTTCATCATTTTTATCTTCAAAAGTAATATAGAGTTCATCTGAATACTTGCCTTCGTAATTTTCAGTTTCTCCTTTTACAATTATATTATCTACATCAAAATCAAATTCAATTTCTGTAAATGCACATTCTGGTTTAAAACTAATTGTCATGTTTTTTATATTTAAAATTTTGTTGTTTCTAATCGCTCAATCTCATGGTTGAGATACCACTGAGCCTTCTTCAAGTCCTCCAGCTTGCTGCCCTTCTTGCCTGCTCTGGATATGTACTTAATCACATTGCCAAGGCAGAAGTCTAGCTTCCATGCATCAATGACCTTAATAGCTTCATAGGTGCTGTCTGAGCCTCCGTAATGCTCTGGATGATTGACAGCATCAGGCTTCTTTTTCATCTCCTCAATGTGCTTATGAAGAGGCTTCTCATAGTGAGGCTCTTCCCAATAATCCAGCATATTCACGGATAGTAATAAATAGGTTTTGGAGTATTATTTTCTGACATGGTTCTGCCTTTAAGCTCATCTAATGACTGAACCAGCTTGCCATTAAAGTACCATCCGGCATGCCTAGGCTTAGAGCGCATATTAATTAGCTCAGCTTTAATCAGAACATCATTGAGGTCTATCTTACCTTCATTGCTAATGATGAAGTCTATCAGTTCTTCGATTGGGTTAGTCATTTTTTGCGAAAAGTATTTAAAAATGCTACCTATTGCAATCATTTTCGCTCAATTCCAAGGAGTGAAAGGACAAGCAGCCAGATGGCCAACAAGAATGCAGAGACCTTCTGCCATCCCTTCTTACCTTCCACAGCATCAGTCTCTCTTAGCTCAAGGTCAGCAATGCGTTTCTTCTGCAACCTTAGCTGATCCTCTAGGCTATACTTCTTTTTAAGGATAGCAGTCTGCTCATCCTGGAGAGCAATGATTTCTCGCTCTAGTTTTTCAATTAGCTTGTCAGTTGGCATAATTGTCATCGTAATATTGTTCTGCTCTTTCTCCTGCCCTAAAAGCTAAGTTCATTTCAATATAAGATGATTCGTGAGCATCAATTATCTGTTGCTTCTCAATAGCCATTGCCTGATCGAATATTGCCCACCATGTCAATTTATCCTTAGGTGTATCCCAGAGAGCGCGGAATAACCATTCCACTGCTGTCTGCTTATCTTCCAGTTTCATTTATTAATCTGTCAATTATATGTTTTACATAGTGTAAAGCAGCCAAGCCTCCGGCAAAGTAATATCTGGTCTTTAGGCTATTTGACTGCTGCTCTGCCAGCCACTGCTTAGTCTTAATTTCCTTTGCCACAATCACTCTGAGCTGCTCTAATTGTGTCATACTATTAGCCTGTCTATGTTGATGTCATAGGCTTCCAGAGATTCATTCCAGGCATTCCAGAGATGCTCTTCATTAATGTACTTACCATCCTCTGATGTGTCCACCAGCCTGCGGATTTTATTACTAAAGTCAAAGATGAACAGAGCCATGTCTAGGCTTTTTAT